TCAGACGGCGCAGGCGCAGCATACGGTGCGGCGCTCGGTAGCGCCATCGGGGCGAGTGCGGCAACGGGCTCCGCAATAATCGCAGGAACGATAATGGTCGCGGGCGGGCTACTTTTAAATGCCGTGATGCCTATGGCGAATTCCAAACTAGGCGGCTTCGATAGCCAAACGTATGAGCGCTCCAATACCTACGGCTGGAACACGCCTACAAATCAAGTCACGCAAGGAGCTGTAGTGCCTAAAATTTACGGCACGCACAAAATCACTCCGCCGATGATTGGATCATACATTGACGTAAAAGATGACAAGCAGTATTTCAATGGGCTATACGCCCTAAACGACGGCGAAATAGAGGACGTAAAAGATATAAAGATCAATAGCGAGCCGATAGAAAATTTTGCGGGCGTAACGCACGAAATAAGATACGGCGACGACAACCAGGCGATAATTGACGCATTCAATGATACGCGCGTCAATAAATACGTAGGCAAAAAGCTAAATCCCGATATGAGCTACTCTCTGTCCGAAACTGAGGGAAACGCAGTAACGGGATTAAAAATAACCCTAGCGATGCCGAATGGAATTTTCTACGCTAACGACCAAGGCGGAATAAGCGGGTATAAAATAAGTCTGCAAATAGAATATTCGCCTAACGGCACGGATTGGACCACTTTAGGCGAGAGAAAAGTATCGTATAAACTAGATTTTAATATGAACGACTACATAACCTATAGAGAGGGAGAGCATCACGATACGTGGATATTTACCGATCCCTATACAAAAAAAGGCAGGATGTTTCGCTCTAGACGAGCTCTAGAAAAATATGTTTGGGATCATTACGCAAAACCCGTGTATAGCGAACCGTATAATGAAATCGAGGGCGCAAGCACCTCCGCAATCAGGCGAACGGCTGAAATTAACAATCTCCCTCCGTCGAAATACTATGTCAGGGTGAGATATTACGCGAAGCCTCAAACCTCCAGCCGCTACGGCTCCGCGTGCTTTTTTGAGTATTTAGAGGAAAGTATTAGCGACGATTTTTTCTATCCACATACCGCACTTTTAGCCGTCAGAGCTTTGGCAACGGACCAATTAAGCGGCAATGCTCCTAGAATTTCGGCGGTCGTAACGGCTAATACCGACAATCCCGCCGAGATTTGCAAACAAATTTTGCTAGATAGCGGAGTGGATAAAGAAAAGATAATGCCGAGCTTCGAGGAATGGGGAAAATTCTGCAAGGAAAAGGGCTATACTTGCAATATCGTATTCGATAGCGAACAAAGCGTCAGGCAGGCGCTAGATAGCGTTTCGCTTTTAGGGCGCGCGTCGATCATTCAAGCGGGCTCAAAATTTGACGTAATAATGGAAAAAGCTGCACTAAACCCTACACAGAGTTTTCTTTTTACGATGGGAAATATCCTAAGCGGCACATTTAAGCAGAATTTCTTGCCTCTCGTAGATCGCGCAAATTTTTTAGAGATAACCTATTATGACAAAGACAAGGATTATGAGCCAAGCGTTATATCGATTTCAAATTCTCCGCAGCAAAGTCATCAGGTAATTAACAAAACGGGTGTAACTCTACCCGGCTGCACCGACGAAAAACAGGCTAGAGCCTACGGGCAATTCCAGCTAAATTGTAATAAATACCTCACGGAAACAATAGAATTCGAAGCAGATAAAGATAGCCTTGTGTGCCGCTACGGCGATATAATCAAGGTAAGCCACGATACGCCTCAATACGGCTTTTCGGGCAGATTAGCGGAGGATAGCAGCGATGTTTTAATTCTTGACCGCAAAGTAGAAACGCAAGTGGGCAAAAAATACGTAATTCAGGTGCGAAACGACGTCAACGAGATAAGCGAATTCGAAGTATTGGGCGTAGATAAAAACAAAATAAGTCTAAATTTAAGCGGCAAGGCATTTAAAAAATACGATAATTATGCTTTTGGCGAAATAAACAAAACAAGCAAATTATACCGCGTGCTAAAAATTGCCACGGGCGGCGAGCTAACGAGGCAGATAACAGCGATCGAATACAATGAAACCATCTATAGCGATACGGGCGAAATTGTCGTGCCCGACATCCCGTCTTTAAAGCTCTCAAATTTACGCGTAAGCGATTATATCTATTTGGATGGCAGCAGGGTAATCCATACGATGCTAAGGGCGGTGTGGAGCGGCGAGAGCTTGTTTTATATCTTTTCGTATAAGAAAAAAAGCGAAAAGGATTTTGCTAGCGCTAAAATTTACGACAGTAGCTTCTCGTTTGAAGTCGTAGACGGTGAGACATACAATATCGCGGTGAGCGATAGCGCGGGTAACAAATTAGAAACAGAATATAAAGTGGTTGGCAAGTTAGCCCCGCCGCCTAAGATAGAGAATTTAAGAGCCGTTGAACTACGCGATTTTTGGAGCCTTAGGTGGAGCTATTCCGATCTGCCGATAGACTTTAGCCATTTTGAAATTTATGAAAACAATATATTGGCAGCGAGAGCGCAGACGCTGGGGTGTGCGCTACCGAAGACAAAACTAAGCTGCGAGATAAAAGTGTTTGCGGTAGATACTAGCGGCGTAAAAAGCGAAGCCGTTTCCGCGAATTTAAACGTCGCGCCACTACTGGACGTAAAAAATTTTAACACAATTTATCGCAATAACAAAAGTCTGCTGTTTTGGGATGAAATTAAGGACGAAAACATCTCTTACGAAGTGCGAAAGGGCAATCTGTGGCAATTGGCGGCAGTAGTTGCGGCTACGCGAGAGACGAGCCTAGAAATAGGCGGTATCGGCGAGTATAAGATTAAGGCGTTTTATGTCAATGCCTATGGGCTACGAGCCGAGAGCGCGAATGCTGCAACGCTAATAGTCGATGAGAATTTGCTGCCTAAAAACGTGATCGCTACTATTACGCACCCTGCGTGGGAGGGCAAATTTACCGCTACGCAAGTTTTCGGTGCGTCGCTTTCTTTAAAAACGGATGCACCGCTATCGTTTAGCTTTGACGATATCCCAAACGTCGATAAATGGGCGAATATCGACGTCGGTTTTACAAATCCTAGAAAAATCCTGAACCCGGTCGGATACTTCGAGAGTAAGCATCAAATTGGCCTAAGCGAAGCTAAGATGTGCACCATCAGCATGAACTACGAGGCGGCGGGTTATCTTTTAAATTTGAATTTCGATCTATTCGAAAATGTGGATTTAATCTCGAATATCGACGGCACGGATAGCACGGCATTCGAAGTTATCCCACAAATTTCATTAAGCATAGACGGCGTAAGCTTCGGCGAATTTAAAAATTTCAAAGAGGGCGATTATTTCGGCAAAATCTTTAAATTTAGGCTAGAGCTAATCTCTAAATCTCAAGATGTAACACCGCTGGTCAATAAATGGACCGTCATAATAGACGTTCCTGACGTCATCGAAAGCGGTGAGACAAAGAGTGCGAAAAGCGAAATAAACATAAAATACAAAGAAAAATTTAGTGTCGCGCCCGAAGTGCAAATTACGATAGTGGACGCGCAAGCGGGAGACGATGCTGTGCTAAGCAATCAAACCGCAGAGGGATTTAACATTAAAATTATCAACGGCGGCGAGACCGTAGAGCGAAAATTTAATTATATGGCTAAGGGATATTAAACAACCCAACTGCTAGAAAAAGCCCTATCCTTAAAAAGCTCTTTAAGCCCCGTAAGCTGCTTTAGTCTCAAAAGCTCGTCGGCGTCCATACCAATATTTTTCATAATCCAAACATCGCCAAGCCCTGATTCTACAAGCTCTTTTACTATGTTTTGCATAAGGTCTATCGAGTGCGATCCTCTCGCCCTATTATGTCTGATAGTTGAGGCCATACGATTTTCTAAGGGTTTGTCAATTACGGATACCGGCAAACAACCGCCCTCGCGATCCCTTATCTCTTTGTTTCTTAGCATCGTAGTATATCTATGAAACCCGTCCACAATCTCGTATTTATCCTCATCCTTAAGATAGTAGCAAACTATCGGCATTGTATACCCGTCCTCCAATATGCTTTTTTCAAGCAATTTCATTTCTGGCGGCGCAACGTGATTTGGGTTATACGTATTCGCCTGAATTTTTTCAATAGGCACCCTGATTATGTTATACGCTGGACTTTTAAACATCTCATAACTCCTTATATTTTTGAATTGCAGCTTCTCGCTTTTCGCGCTCTGCTTTTGTCTGCGAAAAGCCCATATACTTGCACAAATGGTCGTTTTTAAGGATACATATTGCCATACGCTTATAGCTTGGCACCAAATGCACCTCTTTTACGTCTGCCTCGTCGGGATATTTATCAAACAATACCCTTTCTTTCGTAGTTTTGTAGTTTGATTTCCCGTTTGTTTTGTAGATGATGTGCTGATCGTCTAATTCGGCAATGGTTTCTTTTGAAAGCACGCCGCCCGTTTCTTTCCAGAATTTGACGCTCGTGCTAAATTTTTGCTCGTATGTTTTTCTTGTTTCTTCGGGCAGCGTCTGCAACAGGAATTCAACATAGCTTTTCCACGTATGGTTTTTTGGCTTCTGTATATTTTTCCACGCAACGGCTTTCGTGCCGCCGTATATTGCGCAGAAGTTCGCCCCGTTTACGCGTCCTACCATAGAGCCCCATATTTCAGGCTCTAACGTTCGATACAGGTTTAGTGACCCGATAGCCCAATCATTGAATGGGCTGGCTACTCTCATTTGATGCACCGTGAGCCCCGCCGCATAGAAAGTATCGTATATCTCATTGTATGGAAAGTCAAATTTGGCGTGAGCCGTCCAAATATCCTCCACACTCCAATCGTATATCGGGTAGCCTGTATAAACATCCCCCGCTATTTGAGTTGTGAAAATCGTATCTTTATACGATTTTTTCTCTGATGTGATGGCTCGCCACCTATTCAAAGATTCATCTGTTCTGATGCCGACTAGGCATATCGTTTTTCCTTTTTTTGAGATATTTTGATGATACCATACTGCAAATTTATCATAGAATTCGTCTTGGGTTAGTGTGTCGCTCCAAAAATCAAATTTATGATTTTCGATATTTATCACTCCTTTATATTCGGGCATTTTCCTCACCCAAATATCTTTTTTCGCGCTATCCCAAGGACGCCAATACTGCTCATACATACTGGTTGCGGTCTTGGCGAGATATGGCATACATACCCAAAAGGGCTCGATCACGTCCAAATTTGAAGTCATCATTTTTGTCACAAAGTTTGTAGTGTGTGTATATTGCGCCTCGAAATCCTGATGCAATACGCCTATTTTTCTGTTCAAATTGTGCCTTTTGATGTAGTCGATACACAAATTTAGGATTAGCCCGCTATCTTTACCGCCCGAAAACGATACATATACGTTTTCGAATTCGTCAAAGATAAATTTTAATCTTTCTTGCGTAGCCTCATATACCGAGTGATTTTCGTATATCTTTTTCATTTCCGTCCTTTATTTTTTCTACCTCTTTCTTAAAAGCCTTTACCACGTCCTCTTTATCCATCAAGGAGCTGTAAATTTTGCTGTCTATACTGTCCGAACATATAATATCAATGTAGGTCACTTTCTTTTCTTGTCCTATTCTGTGGCATCTGTCCTCCGCTTGTATTCTTTCCGAATATTTGAAACTATTATTATAGAAAATTACTTTGCTAGCCGCCGTAAGCGTAATACCAAACCCTCCTGCGGACGGCGTAGATACCAAAAATCTAATATCGCCGTTTTGAAAGCCGTCGATGATTTTCTGACGTTTTGATTGTTTCGTCTCGCCCGTAAATATTTCAAATTTGCCCACTCCGTTAAGCGCCGAGGCAATAGCCCTTATGTCCTCTTTGTATTTCGCCCAAATTATAACTTTTTCATCGGGATCAAAAGTATCAATGACGTTAAGCATCGTTTCCTCGCGCCTAGAATTATATTTAATCTTATTTCGAAAACCTGATACGACCTGCTGTAAATGTAGAAACAAAGTGAATACCTCGCCGATATTGATATTTTCTTGCGTTATATTTTCTATAAATTCTTGTTTTTCGTATTCATAGTCCATTCTTTGACTACTATCCATCTCAAAATACCAAGTATCATAAAGCTTTTCGGGCAAGCTTAGGCACTCCTCTTTTGTAACCTGATACACATAGGGGTTGATTTTTCTTGCAATATACTCCTCGTTTAAGACGCCCACGACCATATTTTTAAATCTTTCGTCATAAACAAGGTGATTT